ATAATCTGCGAATTCTTCGTTCGTTTCGCTATGAATACGAAAGAAGATATCTTTATTCGATTCATCATAAATCGATTTAAAGAAATTCCAGCCGTGATGGGAAGCACCCATCCCGGACTGGCTACTGGCAAAGCCCTTTCTAAGGGGCCAAGCACAGATCTTGCTTACAGTGTCAAGCACGACCTTTAAGCAAGCACGAGCCTTTGTAACGCTTCTCGCTTTACCAGGCTCTTTCACTACCGTGAGGAATGCAACTCGCAGTTCTTCCGGTGTGTATCTATATATTTGGTCAAGACATGCCCAAAATATATAGTCTCCAGGTTCTTCATCATTATATTTTAATTCATGAAGAATCTTTCCAGTATTTAAATCCCGAACTGGGATGTAAGTACCGGCTCGACCCTGCAGTACAATTTCCTGTACTGCTTGGTTCGTCCCTCCCTCTTTGCGGATGTTTTCCCAACAAGCGGAGGTATTTACTGTGGCTCGCGCCTTTGTGGTGAGTCCAGTAAAAATATCGTCCGGGAGAGAGCTGATCGCCCTCTCGGTCGACACGTAAACCAATCTCTTTGTAGTCTCATCGAGTGGTTCACAAGGCGAAGAAACTGTTAATAAAAACTTTTTCTTCGACTGTAACAGAACAATAGGCGGCGGAGTTCCCGCACCTCTGGTCTGACTGAGCATACCGATAAGAAATCCTTGTCGTATGCCAGTGGCTTTTGCACAACCTTTCCACGGGTTTGCAAACTGCCTTAACCATGTTGGTAGTGTCTCTATCAACGTGGTTAATTCTTCATAGCAACCGCTGTGTGCGATTGCCTTGAATGACTTCCTTGCCTTTTTTAATTGGGCGTAGGAAGTGTCGGTGTCTAACGCGGCCTGCGTTATTTCACCGTCTAGGAACTCGTCATCGATCAGATGATAGAGATTCCATAAGACGAAGAGGTCGTAGCGTTCCCACGACCATACTTCCTCAGGATAGGATAAGTATCGTTGAATAAATATCCCGTCCACCGTTTTAAGGACTTCAATTAGTCTCAAAGAACGGCTCTTCTGGTCACGAAGTTTTGCTTCTTCGGGCCAAAAGCGAGCACGACCTTTCTTATTCCAAGAAGGGTTATGCTTACCACTTAAAAAGAAGGTTATCTTCTTTTTAAGTGAACGCGCCCAGAAATAATGGTCATTATTCTGGTCGTGGCACATATCATTGAGGCGTTTACCCCAATGAGTGTGTTTCTCAAGTATATGTAACTTTACTTCTACTTGAGCGATCTTGTGGAAATGAATCCCATGTCCAGAAGATCTTCCTGTCCATTTCGGGCCTAAAACTCGAATGGGCAGTTCATCTTGCAATCTGATAGCGTCAGAATGCCAGACGAGTAGCCTTGGTACAGGTTTACCCTGTATTTCGGCTAATAACCGGGCTGCGTGGA